CTGCAGTAGTTACGTGACAAGTTTTTACGCCGCCAGTAGCACCCACTCCATTCACAGAGCTCACAAATACTTTAGTATTTCTTGATAGATTTAAAGCCATTGCTTTCTCCTATTTTATTTTCTTTGAAAGTACTTCGCTAGATATTTATCAGCGCTTGTAATTTCTATTAATACCTACACGTTACAGTTATTTCGCCAATACCAAGAGGAGTTAAAACTCCTTCATCAGTACTTAACGACTGTATCGTTAAGGAAGTCGTTGTTAAGTTTGGACTTATAGTATCATCATAAGTCAAAACATCATTACTGTCTAGTACTCTTTCAATGTCTTCCATTAAAAGTGCCAAGACCTCTTGAGGATCATCTTGGTCTTCGACATAAACTCTTATATCTAAACCTAAAAACCTCCATTTAAATTCGTTCGGTTGGTACTCTCTTGTTTCATCCGTTGAGACTACGCATATTTTTGGATACTCTTGAATTTGATCTAAGAATACCATTCCAGAATGAACGTTATTAAATACATTTGAATTGAATGGAAAATTACCATCAATTTCTTTAATTTTTTCTACTAAGGCATCAGAAATTTTCTTTCGTGCTGTTCTATATTGTGATGCCATTAAATTCTCCTAAGACTGACTAACTTTTGTTGAGTATACTCTAAAGCTAAGTTTCGTATACTTTTTGCTATAAGGGGCTTTGGATTATATCCGCTTGGCCAATCTCTTACTCCTTCATTCTCAAAAGTTGCATAAACACCTTTTCTATTTTTACTAGTTCCACCACCAGTTTTTGTATAAGTATATTCACCGCTTATACCTGCTTTTGTTTGTCTTAGACTTACTAATTCTGTGCTATTTGAGAATATACCTGTTCTATTTGTTAGAGCAGGTTTTCCCATATTTCTTCTAACTTCGGCAGGTAATCTTTTATTTATTAATCTTTGTATCTTCAAAAGATTATCTTGTTTTTGTCTTTTTTCTTTTTGAGGTCTACCAGACTTTCCTTCTTTTGAAAGAGTAATTGCACCTTGAATACCTACTGACTTTCCCTTAGGTTTGACTGCAGTACTTTTTCTCTTTCCGGGTTTTTTATACTTTGTTGTTTTTGTTGCTTTGGCTTTTTTACTTTTTGTTAATAAATCTTTTACTATTTTTTCACCTGCAGCTCTAGCTAATTGTTTCTTATAACTAGGACTAGCACTGAACTCAAGCGCTGTTGGTTTTCCAAAAGGCTTAGCTTCTTCTAAAAAACCTTTTAACTTATTTAAAAAATCAGATCTCAAGTTAACCCAATCGCCTGCTTGAGAATTAGATAAATTTTTAGGTCTACCTACTATGGAACCTGTTACTACTCTTTTTAGTTCTGGTAAACCTGTTTTATAGTTAGTTATAGTTTGTTCTTCCCATTCTACTTTTAATGTTTCTTTAACTGCATTCCATAAAGCTAAGGTTCTTACATCTGTTGCAAAGATTCCTTGATAATACGTTTCTAAAGACTGGTCCATGTCGAACTCTGCCTTCATTTCTTGCATTGCTTTCATGCCTACAGTTGTATCATGTGCAAAAGGAGATTCACCTGCGATCACACCTTTTTCAGCTCCTGAAATATTGGATGATTTTTCTACGCCCGATGTACTCTTTACACCATTTACATTAAACCACTCATCCCAAACTTTTTGTCTATAATTTTTATTAAAAGTTGAAAACTTAGTACTATTAACAGGAGATGTTGCTTGTTTATTATAAAATCTTAAAACTACTTTTCCTTGCGTACTTGATATTAGTATAACCCCTTTAAAAGCTATATAACCAGGAATATCACTAAATCTTTGTAATGTTTTGCTCCCTGCTCTTATATTTTTAACAGTAGAAAGTAGTTTACCATTTACAGTTGAAATAGCTGTTGTCCAATTAGATACAGTATTAAAACTTTTTATTTGCTCTCGTTGTTCAGCTGTTAAATTTCTTTGTGCAAACTTAGTAGCACCTGCTTTAAATGCAGGAGCCATTTCTTTAGTCTCTAATGTAACATCATGAATATAGCTAGAGTCCATTTGGTCACGAACACCATCCATAGCTTCGTTTACTTTATCTCTTATTTCTGCATCAAAGTTTTGTTTAGCCATTAGCTATATATTTTATACATATCAAGTATACGCTTGATATGATCTGGAAAGCCTATATTACCTGCCAAACTAGAGCTTAGTGGATTTTCTACTGTTGCTCCAGATATAGACATTCTTTCTCGTCTTTCATCTTTTAAATAATATTTGACTAAATCAAACATTGCTAATTTTAAATCTTCTGGAGTGCTAGTATAACCTGCGGTATATACTACTTTTACACTCTTTGGTCCTTTTGCCCAATACTTAGTACCTGTCGCACTTGTGCGAGTAACGCTGTCTGAGTCGCTATTTACAACATATTCATATTTACCACTACTGTCAGAATTTTCTGTAATTAGGGTAACGTATGTATCTGATTGTGATGTACGTTCTTGTATTGAAGTTACTGTTATTAGGGGAGATTCTTCCAAAATAATAGTATCGACTAAGTCATCTTTAATAGTAATGAACTCAGTCTTGGCGCTGCTTGCATAATCAATTATGCTAGAAGCACAATAATTTTTGACTAACTGACTAACATTATCAATAATGCTATTGATTCGAGCATCATTTTTAACGCTTTCTAAACCGTTAAAATCTTTGTATTGTTGTAGTGTTATTAAATCTGCCATAATTATTTAAAAAAAAATATTGAAGGGAGCTCGAGAACTCCCTCCAAATATTCGCATAAGCTATTAACTAGCTTTGTACTGAAGTGCCCAAGTTGAAGTAGAAGCATCGATCATATCGATGAATCCAAGTCTTTGAGAAGCAACAAGTACTCGTCTCTGATTAGCTACTTCGTAGTCAGATTCGATTGTTACACCTCTTAATCTAGGCATTACATAGTTTTTAGTGTAAACTGCACAAGCGTAGAACTTACCTACAGCTGGTGTTGCGAATTCATCACAGACTATGACTTTAGAGCCAAAGACTGATCCAATTTCACCACTTAGCTTAGTTGCCATGTCGCCAACTAGGTTGACATCTTGGAACTCAGCGTCTTGTAGTAAGCTGTAGTATTCTTGAGTGTTAACGATAAACGTAACATCTGCTGGATTCATACCATATTTACCCATGTTCTTTCTAGCTGCTAGAAGGTCTAGAGCTGTTAAAGATTCTGAAGCAAATGCAGTTGCGGATTGAGTTTTGTTAGAACCAGCCATAGTGATTAGTCCTTCGAAAGCTGCTCCACTTGTACCGTAAACGCCATCTGCATGGTTACCCACGAGTAGTGCATTTTCAATACCTCTTGCATGTGCTCTAACAATTGATTCACGAATCAATGGTAGAATTGGCAAGATTGCATCTTCTTCTGTCTCATTTCCTAGATAGGATTGTGAGATGAGTTTTTTGGTTGAAAGAGTTCTTTCAGTTAAGTCGATACCTGACATTGTTGAGTCATAAGTATCACTTCTTTCTTCCAAGTTACCATGTGGGCTTGAGCCAGTAGCTGCTTGGTTAGCTGTAAATTCAGCGTAGCCAGCATCTGGTAGAATTGGAATGATTTGAGTAGCTGAAGTCATTTGGATTTCTCTAAATAACGGAGCTAGTACTAGTTCTAATTGAATATCTCTTTCGATATTAGTTGAAACTGTTTGCTCAAAATCAGCGGAAGAAACTCCAACGCCTGACATGGCGTTAACTTTTTCCATTACATTTTTAGCAAGTTTGGTGTCCCAACCTCTGCCTGTTGCAAGTCCCATTACATAAGCGTCGTCTACGTCGCCCTGAAATGCTTTTTGCCAGTCAGAATTTTGTCTGTCACCAAAGACTCTTTTAGATTCACGAATTGCTTCGATTTCTTCTTTTTTATCTTTAAGTGCGGACTGAAGTTCATTAACTACTTTTTCTAAGTCTTCATGTTTTTCTGAAACACGTTTTTCAACGTCGTTCATAAGCTGTTCAGCTCCTGACATTCCAACTTCGACAATAGTTTTAACTTTTTCTTGCTCGGCTTCTTTTTCAGCGGTTTCAACATCTAGTTGGATTGCTTTCTCTTCTGCATCTGCAAGTTCCTTAGCTTTAGTCTCGGCTTGTTGCATTGCGATTCTAGCAGCAGTTTTATTTGCTACTTCTTCTGCAAAAGCTTTCAAGTCGATGTTAGCTTCGGGAGTTTTAGTGTCATTTGACATATTAGTCTCCTGTTTTGAGGTTTTATCCTCGGCTTGTGGCGCAGAAAAGTTCTGAGCCTCGTTAGTATTAAAGTGCGTTTTCCAATCGTTGTATTCTTCCATACTGTCGAATGACTTTGAAACCGAGAACATAGCTCCCTGGTTACAAGGTACACTGACAACGGATACTTCGAATAGTTCGGCATCTTTGATTGTGTATCCATCAGTTTCTGAGTTATAATCTGCGTCCTTGACTCTGAAACCGACAGAAAAGGCTCCAAGAACACCATCTTTAATAAGATCTTTTATTTCGCCTGAAGATTTAGAGATTTTCGCTCCAAATTCCAGACCATTATCTGTAACTTCCAATGAAGTTGCACGACCAATAGGTTTGTTATAGTCATGATTAAATAAAACGATTGGATTAGTTTTATAGTTCTCTAGTCCGTTCTTTTTTACCCATGCATCATGATTGATAACATCTCCTGCTCGGTCGACTGCATTGGTAGACGCTAATCCTTTAATATCAACGCTACCGTTTTCGTCCTCGCCAAGAGTTTTGAAAGTATTTGTCCAATGAAAAATTTTCTCCATGTGTACCTACCTTATTTCTTAGCTTTTTTGGGAGCTGCCGGTGCTGCTTTCTTAGTTGCAGCTACTTTAGGTGCTTCTTCAACAACTGGTGCTGCTGCTTCTACGCCCATAGCTTTGGCCCATTGGTTTGGAAAGTTAGACTTTATCATTCCTTGCATACGTGTCCAAGACCCAAAAGGTCTCTTCGCTACCATATAACGCATTGGAGCGTTATTTGCTGCTTTATACTCGGAAGGAGTCATCATACCATTCTCAGCAAAATAATCTGCTAATTTGTTAAGTATCGCTTTCTTGTTCGCCATTATCCTGTTCCTCTTCTTTTGGTGGTTGTCCACCTTCTGTGGGGTTCGCTGCTGAACCCGCTATATTGGCTGGAACTCTAAGCTCGTCATGTCCTTCTAAAGGATCTCTGCCGAGTTGTGCTCTAGCTTCGTTTGGTGTCATAATGCCTGTGTTGACTAAAGTTGCGTAGTACGCTGCTTGGTCTCTTAACTCAGGTTGCAATGCTGGAATGTCTGTAACATTTTCAGCAAGTGCAAAACCAAAGTATCTTTCAAAGGCATATGCTATTTTTCTTACTATAGGGAGAACAGTCTCCAAGTAGTAAAGTCTGTGGTTAGGTCTAATATTTGCATTATTCCCACCATCTAGAAGTATAGGTGGAACACCCATTGCTTCTAAAATTATTTTCTCATTCGCAGTGATTGATGTCTGGAAATCCAATTCTTTAAAATTAATGTTTGTTAACGCATCAACCTCAAGTCCACCATCTAGAATAAGTGGGCGTTTACCGCCATTTTTTGGATTGTACCTAGTTGACCAGCTTTGCAGCATTCTTTCTTTTATTCGGTCAGAAAGAGTGTTAGGGCTCTTAAGTACTAATCCTGGAACTGCTCCATTCTTAAAGAAGTTATCTTGAAACTTCCTCATGTTGTCTAGTAAATACATTGTTCTATACGCTGGCTTCAACCTTGGAGTCCCACGATATATTGATTTAAATGAGTTTTCTTTAATATGTATAATTTCTTTCGTAGAATAGTCGACATGACCATCATATGTGAATTTCTCAATGTAAGTACTAGTATCAGAATGAATTGTAACGTTCTGAGCTGGAAGATGATATAAATGTCTTCCATCAAAATATACGAAAATATTACCGTCAATCATTAAATCAATAATAAGATTTCTCTTAAATGTATTGACATCTTGAAACGGGTTCGGTTCTTTATTAAGTAATAAGTCTACACGAGTTTTTCGAATATTTTCTACTACTGGTGCTATACCGTTTACTTTATCGCCAACATCAAACTTGATGTCTGCTGAATCGTCTACTATCATATTTACCGCACGATTAACTACTTCTAGTTCTTCGTATGCGGATCTGTAATTGTCTTTTCTTTCTCGGGTATCAATTGTTAACCCTTCTTCGAGGCCAATGAATGACTGAGCAGGATTTAACTTCTCATCATTATTTCTACCTAAAAATCTGTCATACCATGCCATGTTTTTCTCTCTGTTTCTCCACCCATCTTTTTTGCTTAAGTGCTGTCACTAGTTTAGGTCTCTTGCCATAAATACTGTGAAGCCTTTGATGGTGGGCTTTGCATAGTGTAGCAGCTTCATTGTAAATCTCGTTAGTAAATTCTTCAATAAACTCTTCACGAATTCCCATGATCTCGTCGGCTGATGTTATCGTAATTTTATTACTCTTCAACCACGTATCTAAAAGCTCAGTCATTCCGTAGAAGTGGTGAAAGTCTAAATTTTCTGTTTCACCGCAGATAAAGCACTGGGTGTCTTTCTTATATTTAGATTTCGCTTTGTCTCGTACGTACTTGACTAAATCTCTTTTTAAATCCATAAATTCCTATTTATATAAAATTATACCAAAAATTCACCTTCATGTCAACATTTATTTTTAGGCAGGTCAAAACTAAAACGTACTTGCAGATGTCTCAAATGTATACAGCGCATATCTCAGTGCATCTGACATATGACTTGCCATATTATGTTTTGGCTTTTCTTTCAGTAAGTTGGGATTTGGATCCCATTGGTATTGATCTACACATGACAATGCTTGTGAACATCTTTGATCTATTATCAATCTATCATTATCTATGATACCGGCCGCATGCCCAATTCCGTCTAGAACAGATTTTTTAGCATTAATAGTAGATATATCATAATTCTGCGCAAAATCAAATCTAGTTTGTTGTGCTGCTGAATCGATATAAATGTAATCAATACTATGTTTCTCTATCATTCCGCGAATTTCTATGGCATGTTGTTCTGTGGTTCTTTCAGCGTCCATGTACTCATCTATAAGATAAAATTTTTGCTGATCCCAGTCATAGGCTATAACGCACAATGCTGTTGGATCTTTATATCCAACATCTAATCCCGCGAATACGTCCATATTCCTAGTATCTAGCTGACTTAAGTCTGCAACACACTCTTCAAAATTAAAATTCCATACTTGTCCTTCATATGTGTTGAAATCTGCCATATATTCTTGGGCAAACTCTGCTGAGGACATAGCTTTTTTTGCTTCTTTGATATCATCTTCGCTGAAGCGTGGGTTCTCATGGTAAGTTGCACGAATGGAAGCCCAATCATGGAACTCGTCACTGAACCCTCTGTGATAAAAGTCAGCAAACCAATTATTTCTACCCCTAGGAGTAGATATAAATACTGCTTTACTATTATCTTTATCTAATGTGGGACGAAGAGCCACATTAAACGCATCTTTACCGTCAGCTAATGCTGCTTCGTCAAAAATTATTAAATCATACGATCTACCAACTGCGGAATCCACCTGATTCACAGAACCCATTCTTATAGTTGAACCATTAGATAGTTCAATTACTTTATCCTTTGCATTATCTTTTGTAACCTCTAAGTCAAAGTGTTTGATTAATTGTCTTTGTAAATCAAATGATATTTGAGATAGAGAGTAGTTAGGTGACATTATTAATATGTTCGAGCCCGGCACGAGTGAAACAAGCTGTCCGATGACATTTGCTATATATGTCTTACCTTGCCGTCTAGAGATAGCGGCGCATACAAATCTATATTTTGGGTTATTTACAGCATTAATTAATGCTCGTTGGGAACTATTAGGAGTAATCCCTAATAGGTCAAGGTATGAGTCTATAGGTAATTTTATGAATCTATCCGCTGTAGGGAAATCCATAAAGTCATCACTTAAAATATCTTTTCTACTAATATCTAACATTAGTGTAAGACTGGTTTAAATGTTTTACCTAATCGAGTAACTTGATCAAGTACTCCTTCTTCATGAGCAACATGCAAAAGGTATAAGTACCCCATGCATATTTCGCTCATTATCTGATCTTCATCAGATATGTATCGGTCAGCTGCTGCCTTTTTATTTAGCAAAGAGAGAGTACTGCTACATGTAATAGCAACTCCTTCCAACCATGCTTCTTTATCTACCATTATTGATAAACGATACCGAGTCCTAGTACTTCTGCGTGCGCAGCAAATACTTGGTCAGTCTTGTTTTTTCTAATGAAAGTGACTTCTCCTGGAGCTAGTGTAAAAGATCCGAGTGTAGTATCTGCTGCATTTGCAACAGTTATTAATCTCATAGTAGATCCTGTATTCACTAGTCTAACTTCATTTGAGCCGTTAAATGTAGAAGCTGCACCTACGTTAGTACCGCACGCCGCTTCAACGTTAATTATCTTGAAAGACATTTATTTCTCCTTTTTCTTAGCTTTTTGCTCTGCCGCTAACATAGCATCTTTGATATCAACTTTACCATCTAGGTTTTTGTCTTTACCGTTTATCATGTTCCACAGTTTCTTAGCTCTTTGTTTAAATTTTTTTACCATTTTACTTTGTTTGCCCAATAAGCTGCTGACATTTTGCCTTTAGCTATATTTTTGGCGTGACGAGCTTTGAATGAGGCTCTTCTTTTTCTTTGTGCCGTTGATTTTGGAGATTTTCCTGCTCCTGACACACCCTGTTGCCCGAAACGAATTGTTTTAATTCGTTTTCCTGCTTTTGCCACAACTACATGTGACTTTGTTCGGTGATTGGGTGTGCGCTTTGGTTTGTTATAACCAGACACACCCACTCTTTTTAATCTTGAATCTTTTTTCCGAGTAGTCCTAGTTCTTTTTACGGCCACGTCTAGCTCTCCTTATTCTCTTAGCAGCAAATGTCTTTACATTTGTAGGCTTTCCACCTACACCCTGCTTCTTAGATCGTTTTCGACTAACCGCCGATTTAATCTGACTTTTTGTCATGCGGCTTGCTTTCGATGCAGGTACACATTTAGGGTATTTTCCCTTGCCTGCTTTAGGTCTACCACACTTTTGATATCCCCCACCTTTCTTCGGTCTAGAGATATCCACCCAGTTCTGTTTGAACCATTTTTTTAAACCTGTACTAGCCACGTCTGTACTTTCCTCCTGCTTTCTTATACGTTCTTACAAGATAAGCATTAGCATACGCGCTAGGGTAAACTGCAAACTTTCTTTTTGTTGCAGCTTTTACCCTTGCATATAGTTTTTTATTAGTAGGTACATTACGCTTTTTAGCAGTAGTTTTTCTTCTACTTCTTCTTCTTGCTACCACGTTTTTTACTCCTCTTCTTGCCCTTTTTGGGCTTACAAGCATAGTGCATTACTTTTTCTTTCTTTTACGAAGTGCTGCTTGCAGAGCTTTAGGCAGTTTTTTCTGAGCTGCAGTTAAGCCACCCATTGCCTTTTTCTTTTTACCACCTTTTTTCTTCTTAGGACGACCTCTAGTCTTCCCGTACGTTCCTTTACCACTTGGCATATTACTCTCCTTTCCAACAAGTCCAAGCACCATATGCTAGACCCGCCACTGCTAATACTTTAGCTAGACCACCTGTAAACAACACAAGACCACACACTACTATTAGTACTGCTCCGTCCCAGCTTGTTCTTTCTGATACTCTGTTTTTTAACCAATCCATCTATCTCTCCCATTTGCCTTTTGGACATGATGCCCTTTTCAGCCTTGCTTTAAGTGGCATAAAGCATTTACATGCTTTGCACACCTTAAACTTAGTATACTGATCACAAGTGTTGCAGACTTTAATTCTGTTTTTGTGCATCAGTAGGTGAAGTAATCTCTTTATAGTAGACTACCACATCTTTTAATTCTGTAATGTATCGTTTTAACTCTTTCATATTAACAGACATAACTTCATAGTCAGGCACTGTCATAGCTAGGAAAAGCACTTCGCCTTCCTGTTCTTTAATTCTTTCTAATTGATTTTCCCAGTTATCTGGAGTAACTACTATCCATTGTGGGACACCAAGATTAATTTCTCTAGGCATAACTGGTTGAACAAAAGTTCTGTCAAGTGGTTTTGCTGTTATTTCTACCTGTTTAGTTTTTGGTAGAAGACTGCAACTGGAGGCCATCATCAAGATCGTCAACGGTAGCGCTAAGTTTCTCAATGTCCTCAAATGCGTGTAATGTGCCATTATTTATTTTCCTCTCCATTTCAACTGGATTTTCTAGTATTTTTGCTGATAGTTTGTAATTTTTTATGAAATCACTATATCTATTTAATTCTCTTTGTGCCGCTTGGCTCTTCTTTGTTTGTTCTTGCAACTGGGTAGTCTGAAGCGTAAAGTCATTTTGTAAACTTTCTATTGCGGCTTCCTGTGTTGCAATAGCACCTTCTAGTGCCATATTGTTTGCTGCGAGTATTTGATTCTCACTATAAAAATAATAAGTAGCTATACCAAGTATTAGTATTATTCCTATAAATAATTGATTCATAATTCTTCTATCCTATAATTGAGTCCGTCTGCTCCGCTGATTTCTACAAGATCTCCTTCATGAGTTTTAAACTTTAAAAGTTTCGGATTTTTCTTGTAGAACTTTTTAACTATGTATTCTTGGTCATCTTGGTCACCCCAAGTATCATTGTAACTAACTTTGAGTGTATATCTTGGAAATATCTTTGATATAAACCAAAGCCAATACTTTTTAGCTGTCTCCATTGCCACTCAGTTTTTTAAGTCCTGCTTCTGCATCTGCTCGTGAATGGTATCCACACTCACTGCCTTTCCATTTGAAAAGCCATAGTCCGCCTTTCTCGAATATATGACCGTCATCGTAGGATTCTGGTGCTTCCATTTTTGTTTCTTGTGGTGCTTCCATTTTATTACTTGTTCCTTTTATATCTTTTGTTTGATATTCGTTTTCCATTATTCAGGTCCTCCGTTGTGTAACCTTTTTGCTTTTTTCTCTTCCCAATTTTCTACTGCTTTCTTTATACCTGATTCGGCTAAAACTGAGCAGTGTAGTTTGATTGCAGGAAGTTCAAGGGCAGTTGCTATGTCCTTGTCTTTAATTTGTTTTGCTTCTGTTGTTGTTTTTCCTTTTAACATTTCTACAAATAATGTAGAGGAAGCGATTGCTGAACCGCAACCGTAAGTCTTAAACTTAACATCTAGTATTCTATCGTTTTCGTCTAATTTTAGGTCGAGTTTCATGACGTCGCCACAGGCTGGTGCTCCCACCATACCTGTCGCAACATTTGGATCAGCAGGATCAAACCTACCGACCGCGTGTGCTTCGGGATTCTTCAAAACCTCTTCGAATCTTTGAATAACCTTCTGCGAATATGCCATTATAAGTTATAGTTTAAAGTTAATGAGACACTGTCAGCGAACTGACCGTCTTTTGCACCTTCCATAATCATAAGTCCAAGATCAATCTTGTCCCAAGATTTAGAAAGATTTAATCCTTTCCAATTACTATCATCAAAGAATCTTCCATACACAAACTGAACATCAACAACTTTAACAAACGGAACATTAAGTCCTGCTTGCATATAGTCCTTGTCTGAATTGTCTGTATCTACGGAATATCCAAAATCTAGTAGCGGGCTTTTGATTTTAATAAATGCTTCTTCTACCATTTCAATGTCGTTATCGTCCCATCGGAATTGCATAACACCAACGCTCATAGATAATTTGTCTGACACCTGAAAGTTATAACCACCATATAGATCATATTCAAAGGATGCTGAATCGTTACCGAAGTCCACTTCTGAACCCCATACGCCAACGAAAAAGCCTTCATAGTCTAAATCTACACCAGCTTGGAATGCACCTCCGCCTTGTGTCTGAGTTTGACCTCTCCACATGTAATCAGATGTATATCCAACAAATCCGTCCATGCCTGCAAACGCTGGCATAACAGAAAATGCTAGTAATAAAGTTAATAGTTTTTTCATAAGTTTTTCCTTTTTAGAGCATACCGAGATGAGCTGCAATTAGCCCACAAGCCGCAATGAGTCCTGCTCCTGCTGCACTAATTAGTATAGTTTCTAAACGAGTTATTGAGTCACCAACATCATCGAATCGTCTAGCTGATCGCTTCTCTATTCCTTCTAATTGATTGAATACAGTTTTCCAGCGTTCAGCACAGATCGCTTCATGAGTTGTAAGTCTGCCGTCTATCTCCATAATATTATCGTGGTCTTTGTCTGCCCCGCTCATGTAAGTTGCCCTATTTGCTTTGAATTAAAATTCTACAAAATTAATTATACCAAAATTCAAGCCTCATGTCAAGAATTATTTTTTACTTGGTTATTGTATATATCTTTACGGGCTCAGATTTTCCCTTTACCGTTACTTCATCGAGAAACTTATAGTCATAACCGTCTACCATACTATATTCTGATATAATAAGGTCGGTGCTATATTCTTTACAAGAACTCTCTAGCCTAGCAGCGAGGTTAACAGCATCCCCGAGAACGCTATAATCGAACCGATTATTACTCCCCATATTACCAACAACGCAAAGTCCGCTATTAAGTCCGCATCCAGTTCTAATTTCTGGGATTCCTTCTTCTTTGAATATTTCATTCAACTCTCCTAAAGCTACTCTCATTTCAAGAGCTGCCTCTGTTGCTTTACGTTCTTGTTCCTCTATATCTAGTGGAGCATTCCAGAAAGCCATTATGCAGTCCCCCATATATTTATCTATGGTGCCGCCGTGTTTCATAATTATATCAGTTTGATTCGTTAAAAAACGATTAACAATTTCTACAAGTTTTTGTGGATCTTTTTGGTATTTTTCAGAAATTGGAGTAAATCCCCGAATATCAGAAAATAAAAATGTCATACGTTTTGTCTCCCCACCCAATCTCAGCAAACTTGGGTCTTTTTGTAATTTTTTAACTAAGTCTGGGGATACATACGTCCCAAATTGTTTCTTAATTTGTCTACGCATCATAAATTGAGTCACAAAACTCCTGAACGTTGCGATTGTCCAGAAAAAGAACGCGATAAAAATTGTTCCTGTGACGTCAAGTAAGTACCCTTGTCCAAAGTAGTACCAGGATGCATAACATAACCCACCAATTGCTGATAAAAATATTGGAAGTGATAGAAAAACGTTTGTTGCTGTTAAAAATAGTATTAAAATTATGGTAAAAGCAGCAATTAACTCAGCAGCTGGTGCCCAAACAGGCTCTGAAGGTGCATTGCCGTTTACTAATCCATGAAGTAGGTTAGCTTGTACCTCATGAGCAAACTTTGGTCCAACTGGAGTTGGTACAGGGTTTGCAACTCCCTCTGCTGTTACTCCAAATATTACGAAAGTGGCTCCTTCAAGGGGGCTTTTTAAATATTCTGCTGCAGATTGTCTATAAAACTTTGTATTCCATGTTGTCCACACTCTTGCATTTGCATCTGTACTTATTACAGGGTAGCTAGGAATACGTATAGCTTCTACTCCTGTTTCTTTTGTGATAATTTGATAGCTTGGGTCACCTGTTCCAACTCTTAACATCTCAAGTGCAAAAGTTGGGTATAAATTATCTTGAACGTTTACTACGAGAGGCACTCTTCTTACGAGTCCGTCTACTTCTGGTGCTGTTGTTATTAGTCCTATTCCTTCTGACACTTCTGCTAGGATGGGTAGTTGTCGTAAAATTCCTGGATACTCGAATAGCCATGGTGTTGGGTCCTCTCCTAATGCGGCAGTACCTACATGAGGTCCTCCTTCTGTGGCTTGGGTTGAAGCCGTAAATGCTAGTACAGTTGCTACATCTTCTAAATCACTTCTGAGTGAATAATCCTCTTCTCCACCTCTCAAATCAGGGTCTGGCATCAATACTGTGATTCCTGGTATCGCATCAGTGCGAGATATCATGTCTCCATAGTAGCCTCTGGGTATTGGGTAGCCTCCTACTCCTTTTACAAACTCTTCGTCAATATCTACAAGTATTATCATTTCATCTTGAACCACAGGTTTGGTTGACATTAGCCAATCAAAAGTTTTAAGTTCAAGTACTTGCAAAGGGTATGGATTCCATACTAGTAAAGCTAGTAGTCCTATTGCAGATAGTAGTCTTGTTTTCATATTTTTATTTTAAAACTGAGTCCGTTACTACTATTTTCTGATACGATAAATGCTGATACTA